ACTTCTGAGCGAATATCACCGGGTCACCAGCCGTCGACAGGATGCCGCTGAAGAAGAACGTGGTGGCAGAGCCGTCGTTGAGCTGCGAGGTGGCAAACGCGGAGGTCTTGTCCGTCGTCGTCGGCATGGCTGTGATGCTGCCGCCCGTGGGCAGCGTCAGGCACATGTAGAAGTTGCAGAAGTTGACGCCCGACGCGGACGAGTAGTCCATGATGAAGTACATGGCCGGGTAGGAGACTCCGCCGATCGTTGTCGCGGCGCGCTTCAGCACGATCCAAGAGTGAGCGGTTCCAGACACAGCGCTGGTGAACTTGGCGAAGTTGAAGGTCGACCCCCAGCGGTCAACGCTGTCCATGCCAGCCGTGCTGGCGTCACTTGAGCCCACGCAGGTCCAGAGTCCTCCCGGAGAACTGATCGAAGCGCCATTGAGGTCCGTCAGCGGGATCTGCCCCAAGAGTAGCGCCTTGATGAACCAGAGCTGAGAGGCGCTGAGCCGCGCATTGGTGGTGTTGTCGCTCGGAGCCACGTTCCACGCGTGCTGCCAAACTCGCTCGAAGACGGCTGAAGGCATCTGCTGCTCCTTTTACGAAGACGCGGTGATGAAGGCGTCTGGGTTGGTCCCTGTGATGATCGGCTGATTCCCCTGCGCCGCAACCGCTGCGACGAGTCCGAGTGTCGTGCGTAGCACCTGGAGCGGGAGCACAGCCACATCTCCCGGAGGGCTCACCAGCTCATTCCCGGTGAACTGGAGTCCGGTCACGAGCTTCAGTTGCGAGAGGAGGTTGGCTGCGACGAACTTGGCGCCGGGCGGGAGCGTGTTGACGTAGTTGACCACCGCGGCCCGCGCGGCGAGTGCGGTGGCGTTCACATCCGCCCCGGCGATGAAGGTCAGAGCGAGCTGGAAGGCTTGGATGATGACGTTGGCGACGGTCACCTGGACGAAGGTCCCTGCCGGGCGAACGTCGGTCAGGGAGTCAAAGACGTTGCTGGCGAGGAGCTGACTCTGGGCCTGGAACGCAGGCGGAACGGTCGTGTAGTCAACGAACTGTTCGGTGAACGAATCCGCCACCACCAACTCCACCAGGCGTGCAGGGCGCCCGGAGGCGTCAATGGCCTCGAAGGCGGTGGCCTTCTGGACTCCAGCTACACCCAGCGCCGCTTCCTCGAGAGCGGCCAAAGTCCCGCGGCGCGCAGTCGTGAAGAAGCGTCGGGCGCGGTCCCTCAAGCTGTCGTCCGTCTCCGCATCCGAAGCACCGGCAGTCGCGAGCTGGTTCGTCACTGAGATGTTCGTCGGCTGACTCGGGAAGGCGCTGAGAATGCTGGAGATGGCGTTCCGCTTCGCCGATTGGTTTGCTCCCGCGAGCACACTCCGGACGGCGACGGTCAACGGACCGACCGTGCCCGCGACAAAGATGCCGTCAGCGGTCGTGATGAACTGAATACCGTCGCTCGTCTGGAGGAGCGTCCCGGAGGGAATGGTAAAGGTGGTTGCGCTGGGCGTCGCCGTCTTGAACTGAACGGAGCCTGCGGAGGGGGAAGCCGGCTTCCGGAGGAGTCCGTACCTGTCGAAGACGAGACGATCGAGGGACGATCCTACTGCCGAGTCGAGGAAGAGGGAGGCTGCGAGGTCCGTGAGCTGCCCAACGACCTGATCCGCCGCGGCAGAGGCGCCCGCGATGATGATGTTGGCGTCAGCGCCGTCCCGCTCCACCGCATCGCGGGAGATCTTCGGGTTGATCGAAAGGATCTGGTCGCGCGCCGCGCGAAACAAGTCTGAGAACGTCGGCAAATCGGGCACAGCGTCCTCCTACAAAACGATCGTTCCGGTGTCAGGCGGTCCCAAGAAGAACGGCTCCCCTGTTGGCTTCAGCGTCCCCTTCACTATCACGGTCAACGCGCCGCTCACGTCCTGCGACACAGTAGCCGCAACCGTGTCCACCTCGGGCTCCAAAAGGGTCTGGCGCTCGATCTCCGCCTTCAGCTTCGGCAAGTCCGTGATGGGGATCTTCTCCTTCACCTTCAAACCAATGCCGTAGGCGGGGAGGTGGAAGAACCCTCCCGGGCGCGTGGTGAGGCGCCGCAGGATGAGCTTCTTCACTAGCTCCACCCCCGTGACCGTCGTGTAGTCACCCGAGGCGTCGATCAGCAGCGTTCCGCCGATCAGTGACTCCACGTTGTTCGGAGACTGGACGTTGGCGAGGTCCGTGGAGGCGACACGACGGTTGGCCAGGAGAGCAGCGTTTCCGACGGTGTTGAGGTCGACCACCCCGGCGAACTTGGCGCTGCGCGGGGGGACAATGAGGTTTCCCGACTGGTCGAGAAGGGTGGACGACGAAACCTGATGCTGGACGGAAGCCGGGCCAAAAGGCTCCAGCGTGAAGATGCCGAAAGAGGTCGGCGAGAGCTGAACCACCTCGACGGGCGTGAAGATTTCGCCGTTGTCGAGCCGCTGGATCAGCCACGTCGTCGGGTTCAGCGCATCCCCAATTCCCGACGAGGATGAGGCGAGCACGTCGCCCGAGAGATTGACCTGGACCTCGTTGGTAGCGATGGCAACCGCGGAGAGGACGTGGATTCCGACCCCAGCCTCATTCGAGCCATAGGGCGTGATGCCGAACGGGTCGAGGCCCCACCCGAGCGCCTTGGCGACGACGTTGATCCCGTTGAGCGGGGTCGTGACGTTCGCCACCGCATCCGTGATCGAGATCGACTGGATGCCCGGCGTTTCAAGGGTCGCGAAGAAGGTGTGAACACCCGCGTCTCCGCCCGTGAAGGTGTAGTCGGCCGGGAGGATCGCCGCGGAGTCGGAGGAGGTGAAATGGACCGTTCCCGTGTAGCCAGGGATCACCGTGTTGGTGGCGTCCATGGCGGACACGATCATTCCGCCCTTGATGCCCCCGACGATGGGGGTGGCGAAATTCGTGATGAGGAAGTGGTCCAGGGACATTTGCTAGGGGATCGTCGTCGAGTTCGTGTCCACGCGGCGCCAGGCGGCGCCGTCGCTGTAGACGGGCTGTCCGGCTGCGCCGAGGGAGGTCACCAGCGCCATTCCTCCGGGCCACGTTGCCGCTGGAGCGGCTGCAACGAGCGCCGCGTTGTTCGCGTAGACGGGCAACTGAAGTGGGAGGACCGGAGAAGCTCCGCCCGACTCTCGGAGGAGCTGCTCAGCAAGCAGCGCGGACTCCCACATATCCGCCGTGAGGGAGAGCGATGCGGCGGAAGATCCGGACCCGACCGGCGCCGAACCCGGCGCGCCGGGGGCTCCAAAGCCGTTGAGCGAGGACGCGCCGCTCAACCCCTGCTGTAGGATGTTCAGGAAGAGGGTGCGCCAGGCGTTCCCGCGGGCGACATCGGCTGCTGTGATCGGGGTCGGTGAAGGCATGCGCGCTCCTATGACGTTTTGCTGTCGCCCGAAAGGTACGAGTTGGTCTCGAAGGTTGTGATCGCCGTGTCCATCGAAACGTAGGCTGGCGTCTGGGGGATGATGCCCGAGGTGATCCCCGCCTGGAAGAACGGGAGCGCCAGGAGCCCGCCGACGATGGGGATGGCGTTCAGGATGACCGCCAGAGTGAATTGACCCGCCAGCGCTGAAGCGAGCGTCCCCAACACGGTGAGCTGCGCCATGAGGACGCTGTCCATCTGCCCCTGCGCCTGTCGGAACGTCGTCCCCAGAATGATTGCGTCGTTGGGGTCCTCCTTGCCGAGGTGTACTGCCGGACTCGCGAGGACAACCTTGGTGTCGCTGTTGAGGTACGACTTTCCCCCGCCGTGCGTGATGAGCCGGAGGTTTTTGTCCTTCTCGACGACCAGCACGAAGTCGTCCGGGTTGGCGATGGCCTCGGAGGAGGGCGAATCCGCGGAGGAGTATTGGCGAGCGATGACATCCCCGCCGTGGTTCGGATCTCCGTCGGGGATGATCACAACCAGCTCGTCGTCCGCGTGGACGATGCAGTGAATCCCGAAGCCATTGCCCGCGTACTCCGCGGGCACGTGACAGGTGAGACCCTGCCCGCTCGGAGCCAGCGTCACCTCGACGAAGTGACCGTCAGTGCTGACCTGGGAGTCGGCGTTGGCGTAGGCGAAGGAGACCCACTGCCGCGGGTCCATTCCCGGGCGAGCGAGCGCGGCGCCGATGCGGCCAATGTCCGGGATTCCTGAGACGCGGGATCGTCGCAGCATCAGAGCCCCAGGAAGGAAGTCTTGAAGGGCAGCCCCGTCTTCGGGTCCTTCAGGACGGTGGTCGTACTCTTCGAGGAGGGCGTAGCCGCGACGGGAGAGGACGTGTTCTCCACGTCGTAGCGCAGCTCCACGTAGTTCTGGAAATCGAAGTCGATGCCGATCCCGTCTCCCGCCTCCCAGGAGTATTTGACGTTGCCGACGCGGAAGGTGGTCTGGAGGGAGGCGATGGAACCCTTCAGCGTCCGGGCGAGGACGCGCGCGGCGTTCTTGTCGTTGATCCGATCGTTGATCGTCTTCGCCAGCTCCATTTCGGTCATCGCTGCCTGGTTCGTGACCTCAGAGACGACGGGCGGGTTGCCGAAGGGAGCGTTGGCGTTGGCGAGTATTTCCACCGCATCGCCTGGGCGGAGTGAAAGCAGGTCAGGATCGCCGTTCGATCCTCCGAAGGAGGTCAAGTCCTTCGTGGAGCAACTCCCGCCGACCTCCTGCCGGCCGATCTGTTCGCGGAGCTGACGCGCAAGCTGCTGAAGGCGGTTCTTGCTCTTGACGCCCGGGAAGGTGAACCGGAGCACCTCTTCTTGGGAGATGGCGCCGCTGGGGGAGACGGTCGTGACCTTCGCGCTGGCTGACTTGCTGCTCGAAGTCGAGATGATGGAGTTGTCCGGCCAGCGCGCGCTGATGAGGCGGTTCTTCGCTCCGCGCCCCGCGTTGGAGGTGTCAACCGAGACGCACTCCACCACCGGCACCTTCGCGGCGCTGGACAGCTTCCGCTCGATCTTCAGCTTCGAGATGTTGTGCCCGAAGACCATGCGCCGGTACTTGATGGGGACGAACTTGCGCGTGGAGCCAGTCACGACCTCGATCTGTCGAGGCGTTCCTCCAGCGAAAGGCGTTTCAAAGTTCCGCGCCGGGTCGCTGGTCGCCTCGTTGAGCTTCTGGTCGTAGAGGTTCCGCGCCGGGCGGATGATGAGATCCGGACCGATGAAGTACGGGACGACTCCGAGGATGTAGCAATACTGGATGATGATGTCCCAGAGGCCCAAGGAGTCCGGGTGCGCCGACGTTTGGACGGAGGGCTGCTGCCCACCAGCGCCGAGCTGAACGCGGGTCAGGTCCCCCTTCACAGCCGGGGACGGCGGCACTCCGTTGTCCCAGTCCTGCGGGAAGAAGGTGGTGGCGAAGTCCTTCAGGAGCGGGCACAGGTGAAGAATCTGGTCGATAACCTCGTTGAGGGGCTTCGTCAGGTCGAGGTTCCGAAGCACCTCGGGCCGCACCT